ACGAATTATCCTTGTAACTCAAAGAAAGAAAAAATGAACTGGCGAGACTTAACAATCAAATACGTCAAAGATTTACTTCGGGCAAAGACCCCAATGGAGATGGCTCACAAGGAACTCATTGAGGCACAACACGCCAAGATGCAAGCTGAGACTTCTGTGGAGTACTCACAAGCCTTGGTGAACTACAACGAGCAACGCATATTCAGGCTCTACAAGCGAATCAATGAACTACAGGAGTTTGGTCATGATTGAAAAACCAGAAGACGAGGCATTCAACGAAATAGAACGTCAAAGCCTGTGGCGTAAGCAAGCAGTCTTGCAAGCAATTCGCAATGAGAATGAACGGCTTGAAATGTATAGCGACCTGAACCCATACAGAAGCCAAGTGATTGAAGAAGTTGCCCAAGCCATCCTGAAGATGGAAGGGTTTGGCAAGGACACATTGCACAGCTTTGCAATTTATATCAGGGGATTGAAATGACACAAGAAGAAATATTCGAAATGGCTCGACAGTCCGACCTTGGTTTTTTGCTAGGAGACAACTGGATGATGCACCATGAATTTGAAACCTTTGCCAACCTTGTAGCCGCCAAAGTCACACAACAAGAGCAAGACCGATGCTGTGCAATTGTTTTTGGTCAATGTGAAAGTGACAACGTGGCACAAAGAACTGTTAATGCAATAAGGGGTAAAGCATGACACAAGATGAAATCATTGAGATGGCGCAAGAATGCAACTTGATAGGGATGCGCCCACACCTTGATGGCATTTATTCTGAAGCACTTGTAGCCTTTGCCGACCTTGTAGCCGCCAAGGAACGTGAATCCTGTGCAAAGGTGTGTGATGAAGTTGGCGAACATCCCTCATTGACACCTCAACATTGCGCTGAATCAATCAGAGCCAGAGGAGAACAAGCATGAACCCACCAAAATCAGCCTTTGACTTCTCTGGCGCATCTATCTGGACAAAGGATAAGGAGCTTGTCTTTATCAACAATGGCAAAATCAACGGTTCAAAGCGTAGAGAGCAAATGAGGCGCACTGAGACTGCTGGCCTTCACCCACTAAGAAGCAAATCAAAAGATGGAAAAAGTTAAATCAGCATTTGAGTCCACTAACGAACCAAGTTTGTGGCAAACAGATAAGAGGGCTAAACGTCAAGAAGTAGCCCTTAAAGCGGCTAATACAGAGCTTAAAAACAGGGGGCTTAGGGTGCGTGAGAACTTCACGACTTACAGCAAGGCCAGAGCCGCAAAGTGATAGTCAAAATCCGCACCTTCTATGGCAGAACTAAAGGGGTCAGAGGTGACCGCCAGACTGATGTCGTAATGGGTACGGCTTGGTTATGCCAGAAGTGTGGTGAGGTGATCTTGTATGAACACCTCACCAGCAAGCACTATTGCAGAAGACCGCTTATGCCTGTAGTCCTTGCAAGTACTGAGTCTTCCCCGCAACCTTAACGGCTGTCAGTTCTTGCTTGATGAGCTTCTCTGGGTTATAGCTAACATGAACCCACCCAGATGAGGGTTTACCCTGCTCGTAGAACTCAAGGATGAGTTGGGAGTACTCTAAATTATCCATAATCCATTGCGCCAGATCGGGATTAGCAACACCATCAATCTCGATGTCTGCGGCTTGACCCTTGCAGTGGTCAGAAGTCTTAGAGCCACCAACAGCGGCATTTGACTCAGGGCTACGGTAGCCAGAGTTAACGGTTACAGACTTGCCAAAGTGGTCACGAACAGGCTGAAGCACCTTCTCGCAAAGAGTCTTTAGGTTCTCCAAAGCCTCGTCATCAGGTGTATTGTCCAGCCCCAGTCTGGTAGCTGTGTCTGACTTTGTGAGTTCTTTCAGGGTGAAATTTGCTGACAGGTTCATTTGATTTCCTTTTGTGATTCAATGGCTTGGTTGTACAAATTGATGCAAGCGTTTAGCTTGGTTATTGCTCGATCACCCTCCTCCGCTATTGCGAAAAGAGCTTTTCCAACTTCTGGGTCAATGTCGGCTCGTGCTTCTCCTCCACTATCTCCTGTGGGAGTTGTGGTATCTGTGGGGGCTTGTATGGGGCAGGACGCTTTGAGGCGCAACTTGAGATTACCACTGTCAATAGCAAGATCACGCTGTTTTGTAACCAATTTGGCCTTTTCATTTGATACCCTCAATGCAGTTGATGTTGTGGTTACAGCGGCCACCAAAGCCGCCTCCTTTGCCCTAGCTTGGGTGTTTAGGCGGTCTACTTCTTCTTGTTGAGCCTTGGCCTCGTAATGCTGACCAGTACAGTAGCCACCACCAAAGATCAAGACAAGAACTAGCAAACCTCCAAGGATGTTACTCATGGCTTTGGCGGCTCATCATTGTCAGTGTCAACAGCCTCTGCCTTTGCGGTAGCGTTGGCTACAGCCTTAACAGCAGTCCGACCAGCTACACCGCCAAGAACGCCAGTAATGAACACCATGATGGTGTTGATTTGTTGCAAGTAAACAGAGTCGATTTTGGCCATGCCCGACATGGGCTGTGTCACGAACGAAACTGAGTACAAGAACATAGCCATAGCGCCAAGCAGAATCGACACCAAGACCACGATAACGAATGCCCATACTCTGACCTCAATCTCGTCTGATGTCAGTCGATTGTTGGTTTTATATCCAATGGTTGCCATTACTTTTTCTCCTGTTCAGGTTTGATGAGTTGATCGGGACAAGTACCTGTAGCGGTACAGATTGGGGGTTTGCATTCTGGTGTATCCCAATTCTTAGGGTCTTGGCAGGGATACCTAAAACGATCTTCACAACCAGCCAATAACCCGCAAAGGATACCAACACAAATGGTCAGCATCACTACAGAAAAGTCATGTTTTGTCATTTTTGCGTTTCTCCTGTTCAATTTGCCGTCTTAACTTCTGAACCTTTTCAACTTCTTGTTTAACCTCATGCTTGGCTTCCAAGATGTCGAGATAAAGCATTGCCCCCAAAGGGAGTAGGCACGCTATCAGAAAACAGCAGAATACCCATCCCATTATGTCTTGCTCCAACGACTTAGCAGGGCGAACCACAGCCACAGGTAGAGGAGGAATATAGTAGTCACCGCTAGGTACGCTAGTTTTAGCTGGAAGTTTCTTTCTTCCTCCTTTCGTAGCCATACCTCTTGCCTCTTTAGTGCTTCCTCTTTCAACCTAGCCTGAGTCTGTTCCTCCTCAATCTTGTCCTTCATGTCGTAAACCGAACTATACAAAGCACCCATCTCAGGAGGGGCAGAATATACGAGGCATTCACGAATCTGAACAACAAGTTTATCCATCTCTTGTTGCGCTAAAACCCGCTTCAAAGCCGCTTCCATGTGGTTTTGATTCGGGTCGTAGACTGTCAGACTCTTTTGTTCTTCTTCTCTGATATGCGCCGCTAACTGCTCCTGAAGTTTGAAAAACTCTGTGAGGTTCTTAACTATGTCTATTTTGACTTGAGTTTCGTCAACATCGACATAATCCGACTTCTTAGACTTAACGACAGGCTTTGCAACTTGAGGCTTTGGGCTACCAGCAAAGAACTTAAGGAACTGATTCCAGAAGCCATGTGCCTCCTTGCCAATGGCAATGATTTCTTCACCAGTTCGCTTAATCTGGATAAACTGCTCTTTACTTTGCTTCCAAAGCTCGACTCCAGCAGAAATCTGCTTAACCAGCGAACTCGCCATGAGGCAAATAGTGATTGGGTCAATTTCAGTCTCCTACTCTTGGACTTGCGCTTTTGAGAGCAAATTGAACATGGTTGGGTAATCAATATCAGGGAACAAGCCTCCAACTTTCCCAACCTGTCTAGCACCTTTACCAGCCAAGTAGGAAGCCTCACCAACCAATCTAGGAGATGATGCGGCTAAGTAGGCTCCACTAAGAGGTGCTGATGAGAACAAAGAACCAACACCTACAGCGGCTGGAACGGTTCCAACTGCTGTAATACCTCTAGGAGTCACCTTGCTTAAAGCCTGACCAGCCAATGCTGGTGTGATTTGTATACCGCCACCATATTTAGGTGATGTGGCCTCAAGTTGATTGACTAAATTAACTCGTTGACCATAGTTTGTGCTTGCGTTATCACGCAGTACAGTCTGCAATTTACGCAATCCAGCATCAGCACTTGCTCTCTTGCCTTGAGACAATGATCTTTCAATCTCACGAACTTGCTCTGCTGTATCAGCATAAGCCTTCATTGTTTCTGCATAAGTAGGGGCTTGCTTTTGAATAGTGGACTTGATTGAGTTGTAAATATCTCCAACAATATCCCTTGATGATTTCTTTGTTATTGGTATGTCTGAAAGTACATCATCATAGATTTTTTGCTTGAGAATATCTAAACCTTCAGGAGTATGGAATTCTGCTGGGTCACTATTTTTCCAATCATCAATGATTTTTTGTGCTTTTGCGATATACCCTGCGGCATCTTCACTACGAACCTTGCCTTTATAGAAAACCCTATCTGCCGCATTACCTAATGAAGTATCTATGTCGCCAAAATCCAAAACAGACTTATCGTTTTTAATGTCTACCATTCCAGAACGATAATTAGCCTGTTGCTCCTGAATCATTGCCTTAAGATTTGACTTAGTATCCTCAAGAACTTGAAGCTGGTCAGCAGTACCACGCAAATTGCCAGTGAATGACTGACCTCTAGCTCCACCTTCTTTGCCAGCTTTAAATGCTTCTTCAACAGCCATAGAGCCAGCACCAGTAGTCATTCCTAAAGTTGGGGCTACTTGTTTTGAAGTAAAAATTAGTGGTGCGGCGGCTATTCTCAATGGGTCTGTGACTTTAGCGGCTGTAGTTAAGACCTTAGATGCTGTACTTGCTTTTGGGACAATACCAGCGCCACCAGTAAAAATCAATGATGCGTCAGACAACACACCAGCAGGGTCAGTTGCTAGTGCTGTTTTTGCACCCTCAACACTTCCATATCTGTTAGCCATAAAAGCACCAACTTGCTCAGCAGACTTTTCTCCTTTAAGCCTCATTTGCTTTGCCAAGTCAGACTCAAAGAAAGGCTCACCAAGAACTTTAGATGTTGCCCCAACAAACAAAGTTCCCAAGTCTCTAGCTGTTTGCAAAGGGTCTGTAACAGTCTTAAATACATCAGTCGCCATGTTGTACAAAGAACTTGGAAAGTTAACAACAGCACCAGTCAACACTTCAGTTGTTGTCAAAGGCTTTTGATTCTGTGCTGTCTGCACTTGGCTTGGTTGACTTGGTTGTCTTGATGGAGTTAAACCTTGCTCACGCTCGTAAGCATCAATTTGAGCATCTGTATACCCTGCCGCTTTAGCGGCTTGACGATTGATGGTTGCCATTTTTATCTTACTCCGCCAGTTACGTTAGATGGATTGGTGTTTTGACCTTCAACCACAAAGTTAGACAAAGGTGGCTTTATCCCTGTAGGCTTTAGAGCATCTAGTTGCGCCTTGCTAAAACCGCCAGTACGCAAAGTTTTCTCAAGTTTTTCATAGGCTTTAGCGGCCTCCTCTGCTTGTCTCTGCAAGTTCCGTTGAGCTTGAGCAGAGTTCATCCCTTTGGTAACCATTGCTTTCTCAAACTCAGCCTTCTCTGGCGCAGTCAAAGCTGAACCAAACAAATCGTTTCTAACCTTGTTGACATTGTTTTGATAATTTTGCCACCATTGATATAGCGCAACACTTTTCTCATCGCTTTGCTTGCCAGCCGCAAAAACTGCAACTTCGCCAGCCGCATTAGTTCCATAACCAGCGTATTCTGGTTTAAATGTGTCGTAAAGATCAACAAGTTTGTCAACTCCTGTTGCTCTGTCTGCAAGTTTTGTTGAGTCGCCAAAGTTAATTGGCTTGCCATCCTTGGCTTTTTCGGCCTCATCTTGCGCTTGTTTGATTTTGAGCCTAGCCAATTCAACATTCAACTCTCTGAGAGTATTGTTTGTATATCTTGACTGATCTCTAGCACTCTTATCCGACTCATATCTTTGAGCATCGCTATTCAACTTTGTCAACTTTTCCAGCAATCCATTTTGATCTTCAAAATCAAGATTCGCAAAGTTTTTGGCAAGTTGGTTAGCGTAGGGCAATATCGTTGGATGAATTGCTTTGCTAGTAATCAATGTTTGAATTGCATTGTCAGATGTAACATTTTGAACTGGCTGACCCTCTGGAGTAATGAGTTTCCAAGTTCCATTTGGTTGACGTTCAAGGAGTTTTTCACCCTTCTTGAGTTCCTTAGTCTCTGGCGCAAGTTTCTTCAGAACCTCACGACCCGCAACAGTTGTAGAAAGTCTTGCTTCAACATCTTTGTCACGAGTACCATCAGGTTTAAACAGAGTCCTAGCAAGTTGTTGAACTTGCAAAGATTCAACGCCCTGAACACTCTCAAGCCGTTGTTTAACAAGATTTGCACCAGCTTGACCATATTGAGACACAAGCAAATTAGCGACATCTTCATTAAATGTCTTAGTTGTTGCGTCAAACAATGGTTTTGTTGGCTCACCAGTGTCAGGGTTGATGCCGTTAGCTATGCTTAATGCTCTGGCTTCCATTCCACGCTGTTGCATACCTTGACCACGTTCAAGCAAGAACTTATCACGCTCAAAGCCACGAATCTCTGCGACTGATGCCTGTTCTCTAGCTTTCATCATCTCATTACGCAAAAGGAAAGCGGCTTCTTGGTCACCGACTTGCAATGCGGCTTGAATACCTCTTGCATAAGAGTCAGGATTGGCGGGGTCAATCATGCCAAGGATTTGCTGACGCTGAGTAATCTTCTGCAATTGCGGGTCAACACCACCCAAAGCGCCAGCAATGCCACCACCCAACTGATAACCAGCCTGACGCATATTGATAGCGGCTTGCTGGAAAGGGTTTGACTGAACCTCACTAGCCGCCTGTTGACGAAACTGCGCCAACTGGTTTGCCTGATACTGTTCAGGAGATGTAAATAGTCCTAAGATTTGACTTGTTGCCATTCTTTTCCCCTTATCTAGCGTAAATTTTGTCAAACAGTCTTGCTTTGTCTGCATCTGTTAATGCTGTTTGTTGTTGCTGAACACCAAACACATTACTCAATGCACTACCTACTGCTGGATTCTGAGCAACACCAGCCAAGAAATTACCAGATGCTGAGTAGGCATTGGCTGGAGCCATAGTAGCCGCCGCTTGTGTAATTCCTGAACTCAACAAACTACCAGACAAGGTGTTAGCCGCAGTTGTTTTACCGCCAATTTCAGTGCCTATAGTCATTGGCTGTTGCGCCAAACCTTCAAGATACCTAGATGTATCCATAGCGGTAGCAAATGGCTGATAAGCCGCAGTCTGACCAGCGTAGTACTTGTTCTGCAAGCCAGCACCAGTGTCAAACAGACCAGCACCAAACTGGATACGTTGTTGAGCCGCTTGGTCAGCTTGTGCCGCCAAAGCCAAATTGCTTTGCGCCAAAGAGTTGTAGTAAGCCGCCATCTCAGGGCTTGTAGCCATCAGGTTACCGCCTTGAGCCGTAGCCGCACCACCACGACCTTGCTGGAACAACTTGTTCTGCAACAACGCTAACTGATTCTCTTGTGTAGGTGCAAGCAAAGCCTGTTGCTTGGTAATGTAGTCTTGTGCGGCCTCCTCTGGAGACTTGGCAAGATAACCTTGACCCAAGCCAAACAGACTTTGAGATGCACCAGCCAATGGAAGGTAAGCCAATGGAGCCAACTCAGCATCACGCAAACCTTGTGTCGCCAAGGCAGACAAACGATCTTGGTAGCCACGAATCTCAGGACTTGCGGCATAACCAGCACCAATGACATTACCTTGTGCATCAGTTGTGAATGATGACTGACCAAATCGAGTGGTTACACCAACAGGGCGAAACTTAGCGGCATCAGCCGCAATCTGAGCCGCACGAACTTGAGCATCGGCTTGTGTTTGCGCCGCTTGTTGGGCTTGCTCTGCCTGTTTGGTAGCACCAGCACTACTCAACAATGATTGAACAGCAGAAACGCCAAGTTTGCCTAGCGTATCTGTACCAATACCAGTGATTTGAGAGGCTTTAGTTAGCAAGTCACCAACAAGACCCTGAGATGCAATTTGTGAAGACAAGGATGCGGCGGCACTACCACCAGCACCAGCACCAGCAGGTAATGTGCTTCCCATCAAACCACCAGAAACGCCGCTAGTTGTTGTAGTGCCAGCCGCCGCACCTGTACCGCTACTAAATAAGCCGCTATCAAATGCAGTTGGAGATACAGCCTGTACTGCGCCAGCAGTTAGACCAGAAATAGCCCCCGTAGTTAGTGCCTCTTTTAAAGAGTCACCAGCCACAAGACTTGAACCAGCACCTAAAGCCGCCGCCCCAACAACGGCAGTAGCCGCACCTGTAGCGCCCAATGCAGAGCCAATCATAGGAATCAGCGGAGGGTAAACAATGGCGGCAATAGCCGCAACAGGCTTTGCTACCTTCTGAACGAACTTCTTAAATTTTTTCCAATTTGCCATGTCACGCTCCCAATTCGCCAGATTCAAGCATTTGTCTGGTCATCTCGCCAAGAGTGGCAAAAACACCAATAAGTTCATAGTCAATCTCTGTTTCCAAATCTTCAGCTTCAGCCAAATCGCTATCAAT